CTACGACCGGCTTCACGGCGCCGGACTTGAGCATCCATGCGTCGCGCTCGGCCAATTCGAACTGCGAACCCCGCGCCTCGCGCACGATCGGGCCCTTCGGGTCCGGCCGGTGATGGACGGTATGAACCGCTTCGACTTTCATGGTCAGCCAACCATGTCGTCAGGTTCGGCGCCCTCGGCCTTCTGGCCGCCCTTGGCGCGCGACGGTTTTTCAGCCTTGGCGGCTTCGGCCACGGACTTGGCGGCTTCGGCCACGGACTTGGCGGACCCGTTCTCGGCCAGGGCTTCGACGTGCTTCTCGGCGACGTAGAAGGTTTCGCCCGGGTTGGCGACGGCGCGCTTACCGTCCTTGTCGACATACTGGACCGCGCTCACCGCGATCATCGGTTTATGGGTCATTTCAGGAGTCTCTCTGAAAGGGTGGAGCGGAGCCCAGACGACCCCGCTCCCGCCGGCCGTTAGGCCACGAGGTTCTCGATCAGCATCGAGCAGTTCGGGTTGACGGGGATGTAGAGCGGCGCCGACTGCGACATGATGAACATGGCGCTCGGGTCGTTCTCCTTCCACATCTTCATGAACACGGGCGACGCTTGGAGATTGGCGTCCGCGTCGACGATCGCCCCGAAGGCCATCACTGCGTCGATGCCCGGAGCCGTCAGCACCGCTGACTTCGCCGGCAGGTACTTGACCTGGCTACCGGCGTTGTTCTGGTAGAAGTCGGCCGTCACATAGACGTCGATGCCGGCGCCCACGGTGCCGACATACTTGGTCATGTTGTTCGGATCGATCACGGTGATGCCCGTGCGGATGTTCGTCTCGGTGTTGCCGCGACGCTGCGTCGACATCTCGTTGATGATGCCAGTATTCTTGCGCATCACCGCCCAGACTTCCGGGCTGACAGTCAGACGGTTGGCGATGCCGCCGAAATCGGCGGTCGCCATCGTGTCCGCCCAGCTCTCGATGTTCTCGAGCAGGTCGGTGTCGGCCGCAGCCCACTGCGACGCGGTGGCGTCGATGGTGTGACCGGCCGCGCGGCCGAAATCGACCGTCACCTTGGGCGAGTCGACGTATTCGACATCGACCGTGCCGGTGATGACGGCCTTCGCCGCCATGTATTCCCAGCGGCGCTCGATGATCTGCCGGTGATAGGCGACGACATCGGCCACGGCCATGTCGAAGTTCGCCTGCGGCGTGCGGGGCACATCGGTGAACAGGTCGCCGGGCTGACGCGAGAACTGCTCGCCCGGGAGAACCGGGTCCTTCGCCTTGATATAGCCCGGCGAGAACATCTGCGCGGCCGAACCCTGCTTCACCAGGGTCGGCTTGCCGGTGTTGGCCGGCAGGACGTGCGGCGCGATACGGCGCGACGAGGTGATCTTCTCGAAGATGATCTCCGGGCGGGTCGACTGGTGAACGGCGAGGCCGCCCACGGTGCGCCAGTAGTTGGACACCGTCGCGAGACGGTTGTCCTTGAAGACGCCGAGCAGGTCGCGCGTCGGGAGAGGGGCGATAGCCATATTGCAGTTTCCTTCTGCGCTGACCGTCAGACGGTGGGGGTGGCGGTGGCGGGCTGGCCGAAGAACAGAGGCACGCCGCTGTTCTCGACGGCGACGCGAAGGTTCGCGAGCGTCCAGCCGGCGCCCAGGTTCAGGGCGTCGAAGTTGAAGTTGCCCGAGCGGTAGAACGTGACATTCGGGATGTCCGCGCCCGTGTCCGGGTACTCGACGATGGTCACGCCGACCGGGACCTGCGAGCCGTCAGAAGCGGCCTGCGCGCTGAGAGTCAGCTTGCCCGACGCGGTGATGCGACCGACCAGCGAGAACGCCGGCAGCACCGCGTTCTGGTCGAGCAGCGTGCCAGCGCTGGTGTCCAGCGGGAACGAACCGGCGAGCAGAACGTCCGCGGGGGTGTAGGTGTCGCTGCTCGAGGCGGCGCGACCGAGGTCTTCGTAACCCGAAGTAAGGTTGGTCATTGTCTGGGTTTCCTTCTTACTTCGCCGAGCCGAAGCGCAGCGTCAGGATGCGGTCGGAAGCGGACTGCTCGGCGGCTTCGCCGTCGCCAGCCCCGAGCTCCGGGTTCTTGGACTTGTCCATCGCCTGTTCGAAGGCGTTGGTTTTCGGCTCTTCGGCCGCCGCAGCGTTCGCGGCGGCTTCTTCCGGCAGCTTGGCCAGAGAGGCGCGCGCGGAGTCGGCGTCCTTGTCGGTGTCGAACGCCAGCATGCGCGCCGCGGCAGGACGGGCCTTCGCTTCGTCGCTGTCGAGGATCGCGGCGATCCGGGCGCGTTCGGCGGTGGCGCCTTCCGCTTGGCCCTGCGTCACGCCTTCGGCGCGCGCGGTATCGATGGCGGCCTGATCGACCGCCGGAGTGTCAGCCTGACCGGCCATCTCATCGTCTCCGTCTTGAGTTTCGCCGCTCGCGAAGTCCGCGAGGGCGTCGTCCAGCGCGCCGACTTGGTCGGCGAGCCCGTTGGACAGGGCTTCCGGGGCCGTGAAAGTCATGGCCTCGGTGTCTCGGACGGCCTGTTCTTCCAGGCCGCGGTTGCGCGCGACGGTCTTGACGAAGATGTCGTAGGGCACCTCCATCTTGGCCTCGAGGCGCGCGAGCGTGTCCTTGCCCAGCGGCTCGTAGGGATTGCCATCGGTCTTGTGCGCGCCCTTCTTGATGAAGGTGACTTTCACCCCGGACTTCTCCAGGGCTTCCGACACCTCGACATGCATCGCCACCACGCCGATCGAGCCGACGCCGCCCGTGCGCGCGACCACCAGGCCGTCGCCGGCCACGCTGGCGATCGAGTAGGCGGCGGAATAGGCGTGCTCGCTGGCGAAGGCGCGCACCGGCTTCTCGTCGCGACGCGCAAACATCTTGTCGACCAGGTCGAAGTTGCCGGCGACCAGGCCGCCCGGCGAGTTCACGATCAACGCGATCTTGCGGACGTTGGAGTCGTCCATGCCGCGCTCGTAGGCGCGCCAGATGTACTCGTAGCCAGTCGCGTAGGAGCCGAAGGCGTAGGGGAAGTCCTTCAGCAGCACGCCCTTGACCGGGATCTGCAGCACGCCGTCCTTGACGACATAGGGCCGGATCCACGACCGCCAGTCGCCATCGGCGAACCAGAAGTCGTCGGTCATCTGCGCCGGCGGCCCAGCACGGTCGCGCGCCTGGAAGTTCGCCAGTTCGAGCTCGGCCGCATGCAAGTTGGCTTCGAAGCCGGCCTGCATCTCGGACGCGACCATGACCACCTGGCCGGCGAAGGCCGCGAACAGAGGATTACGCATCGGCCTTTTCCCCTTGGTCCGCGTGAGCCGCCTTGGCGTTTGGGTCCGCCGCGTTCGGATCGACGTAAATGTCGCGCGCCTTCTGATCGGCGATTTCGCGCTGACGCTGGGCGTTGATCCGGCGCCAATCCTTGCCGAGGCGCGCCGCTTCCTCTTCCTGCGTGGACAGGTTCAGCTTCAGGCGCAGCGCGGCGGCCTGGGTTTCCTTCAGCTCGTCGATCTGGCCGCGCGAGGCGCCGATCCAGTCGCAAGCCGTATAGGCGTCCATGTTCAAGCCGTCGTAGATCGACGGCGCTTTGGGCGTCCTCAGCGCCTCAATCTGACCGGCGTTGGCCATCTCTTCGAACCACAGCCGATAGGCCGTCGAGCCGAAGCGGTCGGCCGTGCGCTTCTTGCGCGAGACCATCCCCTTCCAGGTGTTGTTCTGCGCCGCGCGCGCCGACGAATAGTTCGTCTGGGTGTAGTCGCGGCTCAGTTCCTCGTAGGAGACGTCGAGCGCGGCGGCGATGTAGCGCAGCAGCGAGGTTTCGAAGTCGGTGCCGAGCGGACCGCCCTGCCCGGCCGGACGCAACTGGAGCTTGGTCCCCGGGAACAGGTGGGGGATCCGCACGCCGTCGATCATCATGTTGCGCGAGGCGCCCGTGTACTGGGCGATGGCGCCCAGGAACGCGGTCCCGTAGTCGACGATGCCCTTCTCGTAGTCGCCGTTGGCGCCGAGCTGGGCGAACACCGTCTCGGCTGGCAGCTCGGACTCGATCGAGGCCGCGAAGGTCGCATTGGCCACGGCGTTTTGCAGTACGACGTCGCGGAACTTCTTGGTGATCCGCAGTTCCTTCAGCGCGGCCACCATCTGCGACACGCCGCGGCTCTGATCCGGCCGCAGCTGCTCGTAGATGTGGATGATCTGCGGACGGCCCCACGGCTTGCGCGCCGGCACGAACTTCCACGAATAGACGTCGGGCGTCGTCACGTCCGCCGGGTGCGCCTTGCGGATCCAGTAGCCCTGCGGCGCGCCGTACTGGTCACGCGCCACGCCGCCGCGCAGCAGCGGGCCTTCGATCTGGTCCCACGGCGTCGAGAGCCGGTCGACGTCGACCATCTGCAGCGCCGTCTTGAATGGGCGCGACGTGTCCTTGTTCAGCCACTCGACCGAAGCCAGGGACTCGCCGCAGGCGAGGTTCACGCCCACGGCCAGGCGCACGAGCTCGGTCAAGGTGTTCAGCCGCGCCGCGTCGAACCAGTTGTTCGGGCTCTCGGCCGCCAGCGTGAATTTCGCCTCGACCTCTTCCTGGAACTCCTGCTCCCAGGTCTCGTCCAGTCCCAGCACCTTGCCGTTCGGCTTGGCGTTGAGCAGGAACATCGCGCCGACGATGCTGTCCTTGTGCAGCGAGGCGCCGCCGGCCACGTAGGCGTCGTTGCGCAGGCTGTCGCGCGACCGGGCGTCCAGGTCGCGCTTCTCGACCAGGATGTCCTGGTCGGCGGACTGGAGCGGCGGTTGCCACAGGGCCACGGCGCGGTCGAAACGGCTCGCGCCCTCATATGCGCCGCCCACGATCGCGCTTTCCCCGCCCGCCGCGGGAGGTGCGACAGACGGGGACGACGCCGCCGAACCGGGAGACCCGACCGGCCCGAGCAGCTCTTCGACCTCGGGATCGTACATCACATAAGGACCCGAAGCGGGCCGAGACCGCCGCCGAGCTGACGCTGAAGGTCGGCGATGTAGGCCGTCAGCTGGGTCAGGTTGGCGGCCGTGTAGGTGATCGTCTCGCCGTTGGAGTCCCGCACCTGGGCAACCGACTTACCGATCGCGAGCGCGTGGCGCGCTGCAATCGCTTCGTCCAACTGCTGTTGAAGGGTCGCCATATGGGCTTCGAACTCACGCGAGGGATTCGGCCAGCTTCGCCAAGTCGTAATCCACCTTTTGTGGTTGGTCCAACTTTTTGTTGATATTGGGGTCGCAGACAAGCTCGTTCACGTCCCACGTAGCCGCCCACTTCGGCGGGCTGCGCCAGTCGATATGCTCAAGCCGGATCTCGCGATGCAGGCAGAGCGCGGCGTCGTAGACCAGCAAATCCCAAGCCTCGTTCCGCTTGCCCGACGGGTTCAGCCAGCCCTTCGGCGTCGGGACCTCCGCTGTAAGCTGGGTGTAGAGCCAGTTCTCCGCCCAGGTCGGCGTGTGCAGCATGCCGAAGGCGCGCATCTGGTTCGACCCGACCTCTTTACGGCCGAGCATGGCGGCCATCTGGTCCTTCATCAGGTTCGTGTTGATGAAGAGCACCGGCACGTCGCCGCGGGCGCCGGAATGACGGTCCTTCCGCTGCGCGTCGGGATAGCCGAGCCGGATGCGCGGCTGCGACGGCTTCGCCTCACCCTTCACCAGCAGGAACTTCGGCCACAGATCGTCCGACCAGGCTTCGTCCTCGAGCGGTGCCTCTGCGCCGGCCGGCGGGCCGTTCCGCAGCCAGCGCCAGAACGCATAGGCGTTGGTCGTCACACCCTCGCGGCCGCCAGAGTCGCAGCCGGACATCCGCATAGCCATGCGCCGGCCGCTGCCATCGGCGAGTGGATAGGTCCGGCGGATCACCTCCGGGACCAGGCGCTTCCAGTCCTCCGGGTGCCCGGCCGGGTCGATCGGCAGGCGGTCGCCATCCTCGTCCTCCCGCGCCGACTTGCGGATCTTGAACATGTCGACCAGCCAGACGTCGCCGCCCTCACCGTGGCCGTGGACCTGGACCACGAAGCTGCGTGCCTGAACGTCGACCGTGGCCACCAGGAAGCGCGTCCCTTCCGGCACGACGGGCTCTTCCTTGCTGCCGCCCCAATCCTCCGCCCGGTCCTTGATCTCCTGCGGCAGCCGGTCCGACTGCATGGCCTTGGAGACGTAGGGGAGTCCCTGGTCGAGGTTCGTGGTCGACTTCAGCGCTTCCTCTGAGCCCGTCGTCTCGTATTCCTCGACGGCCGTCAGGTAGTTGAGGACCAACTTCCGCCAATCGGAGAACGCGGCCGCCGGGCCCTTCATCCAGAACGACGCAATGTCGGAACGCCGCGCCCGCCCCTCCATGGAGCCGTCTGGCATCCAGATCTGGCCCTCCTTGACCCAGCGGCCGCCCTCGTTGAGCTCCTGCTTGAAGTCAGGTGCGATCGGGAAGCCGTCATGCGGACAGACCAGGACGGCCTGCTCAGCGGCCTCCATGAAGTCGTCCGACTTCGGGTAGCTGAGCAGCTTGAAGTCCGGTTCGAACGTCTCGCGGCATTGCGGGCAGCGCCAATACCAGCGGCGCCGGTCGCCGCGGTTGTAGATGGCCAGGATGCCTTCGCAGGGCGGCGCCTCGTGCGGGGTCGCGGGGATCCACTTCGGGTCGGAGACCGGGAAGCCGGGCGAGGCCTCGGCGACACACATACCGAACCGCTTGAAGGTCTCAGCCCGCTTGCGGGTCAGGTCGAAAGGATTCCCCTCCCCGTCCACGTTCTGGCCCATACGGTCGTAGTCGTTGATCCAGAGTCGCGGGATCGTCTTACCGCTGAGCTCCGTGATCGTCGGCCACTTGATCAGCAGCCGCATGCCCGAGAGGAACTTCTTGTCGAAGACGTTGTCGTTCTGGCGCCCGGGCACCAGGCGCGAGCCGATCTCCGTCGGCCGCTTCTTGTCGCGGTTGTGGAAGCAGGCCTTCTCGAGGTCGCCCTGGCTCCAATCGCGCGCCGTCGCCTGGGTCATGTGGACGACCATCATGTCGGCCGGGTCGCAGATCGACGTGTGCGTGAGCCAGTTGAAGAACATGTCGGACTTGCCGGTCCGCGCCGGCCCGACGAACGCCATGCCGGTGAACTGGGTGCTGGTGAGCGTGTCCATCGGCTCGACCAGGTACGGCGTCTTGGCGTTCGACCAGAGGCCGACGAAGCTCCCTGGATTGTTCAGGTAGCGGTACTTCTCGGCCGCCTGGCTGACGGTGAGGCGCTCCGTCGGTCGGACGCCTTCAGCAGTGGCGAGGACCAGCTGCTCGAGGAACTGGTAGGTCATTCTGCAAGCGCCCATGCCAAAAGCTTCGCGGGCCGAAGCTCAGCGGCAATCCGCCGGCGGGCGATTTCCGCGTAACCGGGATTGAGTTCGATCCCGATGAACCGACGCGAGTAACGATGGGCGACTAGGCCCGTTGTGCCGGCACCGAAGAACGGGTCAAGCACCACGCCACCGATCGGTGCTGTTGCCAGCACGCACGGTTCGATCAGTTGCGGCGGATAGGTCGCAAAATGCGCTTCCTTGAAAGGGCGCGTGGCGACCGTCCAGACGGAGCGTTTGTTGCGCACGCCCCCGCGGGGCGCCGCGTCCAGCGACAGATGCCCGGTCGAATACTGCTCATGATAAGGCGGCTGTCCACGTCGGCGGGTCGGAGGAAAGCCGCCAGACTTGCTCCTGTCGTTGCCTCGAGCTGCTGCTGCGCCTTGATCGCCGCGGCCCGTGACCCGCGCCCGAACCTCATAGTTCTCCTTGGGATCAGTCCGCAAATCTTCGGTGATCGCCAAACTGTCGAAGTAATAGCGTTCAGATTTCGACAGAAGGAACAGATATTCGTGCGCCTTGGTGCAACGATCCTTGACGCTCTCCGGCATCGGGTTCGGCTTATGCCAGATGATGTCCTGACGTAGATACCAGCCGTCTGCCTGAAGCGCGAGCGCCACACGCCAGGGAACGCCGATCAAGTCCTTAGACTTCAGACCGCCGTAGGGCGAACGACTGCGCGCGATCTGAGAAGCGATCTGTGACTGATATCCGCCCTGGAGCGTACTGCTCGCTCGCGTCGGATTGCCTCCTCGCCCGCTCGACGCATAAGTGTCCCCGAGGTTCAGCCAGAGCGTTCCATCGTCCCGCAAAACGCGCCGCACCTCACGAAAGACCTCGACCAACTCGGCGACGAAGGCATCCGGCCCGCTCTCAAGCCCGATTTGACCGTCCACGTCATAATCGCGCAGGCCAAAATACGGAGGTGAAGTCACGCAGGTATGGACGCTGTCGTCGGGTAGCGTCGCCAGCAACTCGCGACAGTCGCCGATGAGGATCATCCGACCAGGTCCTCATCATCGTCGTCAGGGAGCTCGTCGTCTTCCGGCAGCACACCCTCGTCCTCGGCCAGGCGGCCGGCGAGGTTCGGCGTCTTCCGCTGCCGCGGCAGCTTCATCAGCTTGCCGTGAATGTCCTTCTGCAGGTCGTCGGCCAGCTCGATCAGCTTCTCGCGCTGCTCGTCCGACAGGTCCGTGTTCTCCGCGAGCGTGTCCGGCCACAGCTGCAGACTGTCGCGGATCCGCATGAAGACCTCGCCGAAGACGTCAAGCACGTCCTCAGTGCGCCACAGGTTGCCGGCCACCAGTTCGTACTTCTGGCGCTTGAGCATGGCCTCCCAGTAGGGGGCCTGGAGATGGGTCGGGAGGTCCTGAACCCGGAAGCTCTTCAGTTGCTCCTTCAGGTCGCCGACCGGCTTCACGAGGTGGGCGGCCGCCTGGCGGAAGTCGTAGAGCGGCGTGTTTCCGCGCTCGTGACCGACCGGCGCCAAGTTCAGCAGTTTGACCTGGATGGTCCTCCGCTCCATGGCGAAGACGTTCATCAGGAAGGTCACGTTGACCGGCCGGCGGAACTCCTGCCAGTCGGGCATCGCGGCGGTGAGATCGGCGGGCGGCGGCTCTTTGCGAGGACGGCCGGGCCCCCGCTTCGGCGGGGCTTCGCTCATCCGATCAGATCCGCGACTTCCGGATCAAGCTTCTGGGCGACCCACAGGTCCACCGCCGAGCCCGACCAGACCGACACCTTGTGCGAGATGCGCCGCGGCTGCGGAAACTCGCCGAGCTTAGCGAGCCGGTAGATTTCGGTCTTGCCGAGCCCGGTTCGCTTTCGGACCTCTGGCAAGCGGATTGCGGTGTCGATGTGGGTCATTGCGAACGCATGTGAACGCATGCGAACTCAGAAATCAACTGAAAGGTGATTATCAACGCAGTTGTTGCGTCAATCTGCAGCCGGCGCTATAACCAGGATCGACGCGCGGATGGGAAGCCCGCAGCGTTGTCCTCGACAGACGGGGCCCGGCCACTCCTCCCTGGTGGTCGGGCCTTTCTCTTCAGCCGACCAGTTCTCCAACGGTCGCCTGGCGATCGAGATAGTCGCTCCACCACTCCATCATCTTGCGCCGCTCGGGCAGCCACTCGGCGGCGTTGTAGGCCGCCCGAACCTGGTCCTGGTCGACGTGGGCGAGTTGCCGCTCAATCCAGTCCCGATTGAAGCCCGCCTCGTTCAGGATCGTCGAGGCCATGCCGCGGAACCCGTGGACCGTCGCCCGACCATGGAAGCCCATCCGGTACATGGCGTACAGCATCGTGTTCTCGGAGATCACGCCCGTGTTGGTGGCCGCCGGGAACATGAAGCCATCGCGCTTGCCGTGCAGCTTCAGCAGTTCCTTCACGATGACCACCGCCTGCGGCGAGAGCGGGACGACGTGCGGATTGCGCATCTTCATCCGCTCCGGCGGGATGCGCCACAGCGGCTCCTTCCCGTCCAGGCCCTCGAACTCCGGCCGTTTCGCGAAGCGGAGCTCCGACGTGCGAACGAAGGTGTGCATCACCAGCTTCAGCGCCAGCCGCGTCAGTTTGTCCCCGTCGTAGCGCTCCAGCGCGTCCATGAAGTTGGGCAGTTGCAGCTTCGGCAGAGCCGCGCGCCGCCGCGGCGGCATGGGCGTCTTCAGCGCGTGGTTGAGGTCGGCCGCCGGGTTGTCGTCGCAAAGGCGCTCGGCCTTGGCGTAGCGGAAGATGTCGACGACGTAGTTCTTGATGCGGTGCGCCATCTCCACGGCGCCGCGCTCTTCCACCTTGCGGAGCGCCGTCAGCACGTCGTCGGCCGTTACCCGGTCGATCGGCTTCCTGCCGATCTGGCTAATGATGTCGTCCTCGACCCGCGACCAGATGCGTCCGGAGTAGCTCTCGACCCAGCCGCCCTTGCGCGCCTCAAACCACCGCTCGGCCAGGTCGCGGAAGGTGAGCTCAGACGCGACCTGTTTGCGCTTCGCCTCCTTCTTGGCGACGTTCGGATCCTCGCCGGCCCGCAGCCGGCGCTTCGCATCTTCCCGGCCGTCACGAGCCTCGCGCAGACCGACGTCCGGATAGGCGCCGAGCGCCAGCGCCTTCTGCTTGCCACCGTAGCGATAGGCCAGACGCCACAGCTTCGCGCCGTTCGGCTGGACCAGGATGAAGAGGCCGCCGCCGTCGGCGACCTTGAAGGGCTTATCGGAAGGCTTGAGTCCGCGGATCGCGACGTCGGTCAGGGCCATGTTGGTATCGGGAAGCTCCGCCGTTTGGCGCTACCAACATTCTTACCAACAAATTCTGCGGATGCATACGGATGCATGCGAACGCATCCGAACTCATGAAGCCTCGCCGCTCCGCCGATTTCTGCAACCAAATCAGCGGCCTTGGCCTCAATCCAGGACGCATCCGAACTCATGCGAACTTATTTCCGGGATACTTCGGCTCCTGCGCGTGGTGGGGGAAGTAGGACTCGAACCTACGAAG